TAGGTGAGGTTCTGAATCAAGTCGAGAATGTAAAGGAATTATTCAGCACGGATGAATTTCCCATTATTCTGACATCCCATATGCAGAGGATGATATCAACGGAATCGATGATCATTCTGAATGAGTATATACCATTCTTCGACAAGTTTGATAAGGCACTAGCCAAGGACTTTCTATGGCCACGCATAAGAGATATCTGTATCAATGCGCGACCCTTCATACACTTTGATCGGGAGAAGATCAAAAAGATTCTGATAAATAGGATGAAAGGATAACGTATGGAAATAAATAACGTCCTCACCATTCTTGTAACACTTCTATTGGGTGGTGTCCTTGGTACGGTAGGCCAATCTATTCGATCTATTCTAGGTATTCGAAAGGTGTTAGAAAGTGGTGGAACTTTCAGTTGGTCCATTCTTCTATTCAGCCTTTTCATTGGCTTCATTGCGGGAATTCTTGCAATGTTGGGTGTATATGGATTCTATGAGACCCTGACTGTTTCGACAATGCTGGGCATCATAGCATCAGGATATGCCGGTACTGACTTCATTGAAGGATTCATGAAGACAAAAAGATTATAAATAGTGCTTGACAGGAATGAATATTCCTGTTATTATTAGACCTTATATTATGTATATGTGGACAAGTAAACAGTAAAACCGAAATATATGGAGAACATACAATGGCTACATCTTTTAAGACACTAAAGAAATCATCTGCAAATCTTGATCGCCTTACAAAGGAAATTGAGAAACTAAATTCCCCCACAACCGAACGACAAGCCGATGATCGCTTCTGGCAACCAGAAGTGGATAAGGCAGGTAATGGTACTGCGATTATTCGCTTTTTGCCATCGCCGGCTGTGGACGGTGAGGACGCGCTACCTTGGGTTCGAGTATTCTCTCATGGCTTCAAGGGTCCGACCGGCAAGTGGTATATCGAAAACTCCCTGACTACCCTAGGTCAGAAGGATCCCGTTTCGGAATATAACAGCCACTTGTGGAATCAATCCACAGACGATAACTCTCCTACTCGTAAGCAGGCTCGAAACCAGAAGCGGAGACTCAACTATATCTCCAACATCATGGTAATCTCAGATCCTAAGCATTCAGAAAATGAAGGTCAGGTCTTTCTTTATCGGTATGGTAAGAAGATTTTTGACAAGATCAAACTGGCTATGGAACCTGAGTTTGAAGGCGACGAGCCTGTAAATCCCTTTGACTTCTGGACTGGAGCAAATCTGAAACTTCGGATCCGTAATGTTGAGGGATATCGGAACTATGACCAATCAAACTTTGATGCCGTAGCACCACTCAGTGTGGATGATGCGAAGCTGGAAGAAATCTGGAATAAGGAATATTCTCTCAAGGAATTTCTGGAACCCAAGAACTTCAAGCCTTATGATGAACTGAAAAAGAGATTGGATGAAGTTCTGGCTGTGAATGCTGAGAATGCATATGCGGCTGCGAGACAGGCTGAACCGGTTGAGGAAGAGACTGAATGGATTCCTCCGACTGGTGCTACCGGTTCCGATTCGACAGATGTTGATGAGGATATGGAGTATTTCAAGAAATTGGCCGAAGACTGATAGTTGCTCAGGCCGACAACTGGGGCGCCCTTTGGCGCCCCTTTTTTTATGCTATTCCAGCGATAGGTATTTGATCCGTAGTAAGCGAATGATTCTTGAGAGGCCATAGGGTCTCTGCATAATGATTCATCACACTCCCCGTCATATTGCTACCAGGATTTGGTATCATATTCTCTCTAAGACCGGGTTCGGATTGACCGCGACCATTTGACATCGCCATCTGGACGGGACTGGGTTGTGCAGAGGCTTGTTGTTCTTGTTCCGGTTGTTCTTCTGGTTGAGGCACGGGGGCTTCTCGCGCAAGGGGTCCTGTGTCCTTCGCTGTGTTTGCACGATTGGCTTGAACTGAATTTTCAACCGTCACTTTTTCTGGACCACGTTCACCAATCGTTTCGATCTTTTTACCTGCTATATCTCCACTTAGTGGTATAATGGCAGAGGGTTCTGGCACATAGATTCCACTAGTGCCAGTACCAGCATAGTTTTGAGATACTACTGTCGGTTCTTCTGGTACCTCAGGAGGTGCTGCTGGTGTTGGTGCCTCAGTAGTAGCGACTGGTGTGGATGCTGGTGTTTCTGCTACAGTAGCGGTGGGTGTCGGCGTCATACCAGAATCAATTTTATCCCATCCCGCAGTCTTTGATGGTTCAATTTTCACACTATCAGCATTGGCCACCTGTTGTTCGCGAGCGGCTCGTTCTTTTTGTTTTTCAGCAAAAAGCGTCCGACCAGCATCATCTTCTAAGCCTCTTTCCTTCAACTCATTGAGATATCGGGCACGACCACGATCAAAGGCATCTTTCAAATATTTAGGTCCAGCATATACTCCAGGATCACCATATCTGCTTATTCCGAAATGTATTTTAGTCTTATCGGTCATATATCCAAAACCAGCAGATCGGCCACCTCCAGCAGCAAATTCTTCTGTTAATTTTTCTAATGCGGCCGCATCTTCTACTTTTCTATAATCTAGAATTCTTGTTTTTCCAGTATCAGGATCAGTGATCTTATAATTGAAATCCGCCGCGCCTCCTCCCGTATCGCCTTTGTGAACATTATGCTCATGAGTTCCAGTATTACCTTTAGATTTTGTGCCGTCAGGTAATTCGCCTTGTCCACCAGATGTTACTCTTGTGTTTGAATTTGGATCTGTTATGGCTGCAGCCTGACCCATTATATTTCTTAGATGTGTATCTATACGCAAATTTCTTTTTCCAGCCTCTGTACCTTGGGCTTCTTCGACATACTTTGCGAATTCACCGCTTTGAGTTGCAGTTTCCCTAGCATTATCAGCAACAACTTTTTCCACATTATTATCTTCGGCTAGTTTGTAGAATTGTTTCCAATCACCAGTTTCAGAGGCTTTCACAGCCTCAATCTGCATCGCAGAAACAACACCTGGTTCCACACCAACCTGAAGGAGGGTTGATCCTAGTTGTGCATTAGCCTGTTCAACAGCGACCGTTCTCGCATATTTCTCTTCCATGGTGGGCATTGCAGTATCTTCGATAGTAGTGCCCAATTCTTTCTTATATGATTCCAATTCATTACCGTATGAGGCCATTTTTTCTTTCGATTTTGCCGCATCATGTTTTCTTCCAGCAGCATCCCATCCAATATATTTATCCAGGAAAAGCATTGCTTCTTCCTCTGTTACATCACCACTCCGAAATGCATCAGACCCCTTATAATTCTTCATTTCATCAAATGCAAAAGCGGCTTGAGCGTCCAAAGCCTCTTGTGAATTGGGCATATTACCACGCTCGTCCATAAGACCCAATCCTTGCATATGTGACATAAAGGCTTTTCGTCTTGCTGGATCACCCCAACTTATTATTCCCGTATTCGGTCTATTACCAGCACCCGCAGCCATTTCTGCATGAGTACCAAACATATATTGCGACCGAAAATCATTTTCTCTACCGACATGTTTTGTGAAAGCCTTTGCTGCAATGGGCGACATTCCAGCACGAATAGCAGAGTTATACACATCTAATATAGGCTTCTTTCCATATTCTATAGGTATTTGTCCTGCAGCCTGAGTTCTAATCATACTATCCCGACGTACCTTCGACATACCGGTCTTCTCAAGGACTTTATCAAACTCGCTCTTAGGTATAGTTACCGATGCTGATGGTCCACCAATCATAGTACCTGTTTTTGCACCAAATCCTCCTGCATTGGCTCTATCCGCTGCACCCATCAATGATGACCATATACCACCACCAGATTTACCCGAAAGAATCGATTGTTGCTCCGAATCCAATGTTTGCCGGTAATAACCAGGAAATAGTTCAATTCGTTGTGCGGGACTGAGTTGTGACAGCATGTCCTTGAATGCAGGTTTCTTAAGGACCTCTCGTTGAGCCTTTTGATTCAGGCCCATGATGTCTTCAAACTTGACTGTTAGGGATTTGTGTTTTTCGTTTGGGTCTATTGACATTATCGGCGCTGCCTTTGTTGAGCCAGTTTTTCATCACGGATTCGCTCATTCTCTTTTTTGACATGATCCTTGAGAAGATCGATATAGAGGTGTCTTTCCCATGGTATCATATTTTCCAGATCACTCAAACTGTATTTATGGAACTGCATCAGATTGAAATTCGTCTTATACCAGTTGACAAGATTATCATACCCGAACATCATAAAAAAAAACTATCAAGGTTTCTGTATCGGATCTTATGGTCAAATCCACACTTCTCACACTTCTTTTCGGATGTAACAATAAGATGCGGCAGATTATCTGTCCAGTTTTCGAGTTTTTCGAACTGGGCTTGCGTCAGACCATCAACAAATGTCGAGAAGGCTGCATCATCCATGTCCTTTGATGGATATATCTGATTGGCATCAAACAGATAATCCACACACTTCTGAATGAATAGGATCTTCTGATCTACATCGGCTGCGGCCGTGATAGCCTTCACATCTGCATAAGAGGGATATTTCATCTTTGCGCCAATACCACCACCCAGTTCGATCTTTTCCTCCAGTCCTTCTTCTTTGACCAACTCAGACGATAGGATGTCGAGTGTCACAGGAAAGACATGGCCGCATATCTCGCCTTCGACCATATTATTGCATTGGAAGTTGATGTCGATAGTTTCCGACACGGACTTGGCTCTTAGAACTATAAGCAGATAATCCACATCAAAGAAGGGTATCTTCTCAATATCCAGATCATCATCAACCAGACAGTTGGTAATCACCTGGCGAGTTGCATTGATCACTTCCCATGGGTCTTTCGATTCCACGGCCATCATGAGCATCTTTTCTTCTTTCACAAGGAAAGGCCGAACACGATGTCTTGCTCCATTTGATGGTAGTGTCACGACATATGTTGGTACTGTTATTTT